GTGGAAAACCACATGCATGAAGAAGGATAAGGTTTCCTCCAACATGAGCAGGCGACAGTATTATAAGACCACCCCTTGCCAAGGAGGTGGAATCTCTCATATCTGAGTTCACCAGAGAGTTGGATGCCTGCATTTCAAGTAGCAAGAGACTAAACACACCAGCTAAGTAAGGTGGTGCTGTGGGGGAGTGTGGACCGGCAGTCCATCGAGATAGGCGCTCTGTAGCCCATAATCCATCAAGTATATTTTGTTTGTTGCACTTGACGAATAATGGTCTCCATAACCACATCCTGCGAAATCGACATCCATCTGAAGGATTTCCAAGTCGGTGAGTCCATATCGCTTATAGACTTCCTCTGAATCGACATGGAAGTGTTCATCCTTGTCGGAGGTCACCAACTTGTACGCAAGTTGTGTCTCGATGGCCTTTGCCACTCTCTCCTGGAGTTGGGTGGACGTCCCCTTCTCCGAGCCCCCATCACAGTTCCTCTTTAGACTGTCGATCATAAGAGTGTGAGCTCGGGGGTACGCTCCCTGCAGGAGCGATTTTTGCTGGCGATCCACTCTAGTCTTCATAGACTCTCCCTTCAGGCCAATAAAATCACCCTTCGCAGTGCCACTCATTCTAAGGAGGACCCCTAGATTTAGTAGCGCACGAAGCTGATTTTGTTTGTCCAAGACAGGAGAGTGTTTGAGGAACTGAAGCTGATGCCAGTCTTCGCAATCATCACAGGTAACGATGTAGCCAGCATTTGCTGCGGCTTTAACAACGTCATCCTTGCAGGTGATCTCCATCTGCGAAATGGAAAGGCCAATAAGTTGGCACGCAAGGTTGTTGATGGCGGTGGTGATAGTGGATCCGCTGTACAAACGCGGAGACTTTGGTTTAAGGGTCACCTTACGTTTCTTATTGTACAAATCGACAACAGTGATTGGTTGTTTACACTGGTCGACAAGCGCTTGAGCATCACTTCTCAGGCGTTTCGGATGGATGCGCACATAAGCATCGAAGAGAGACGAGGTGTGTGAGGCGTCACAAGATGAGATGTCCACGTTAAAACGTAGAACCTTCCCATCTTTTGTGCGCACAGACAAACATGAGTCATCTGAAAAATAAAAGAATGCAAATCGGCCAGGCGGATTGATTAGGCGCTCAAAAACATCTTCCAAAGCTTTAGAAGATGGTTCTTTGCAGAATTCAATCGTACCACCATTGACTGCAATCGGTTGTCCGAACATTGCATTCTTTAAAAATCCAGCGATCCTGAATCCCTGTAACGAGGCTGGACAACCAAGATCACCAATACAACGAATGGTTTTATCGGGTTTCGCCACTTCAAAGATTTTAACTTTGTAAATGGCATACTTGCCGGGTAATTCCCAAATATTGTTGTATAGTATTCCGTGGTCCATAATCCCATTCCAAGATTGGATACGGGGTTCTCGTTTCGCGTGGGGGTCGGCATGATGCAGACGAGCTTCCTCAATCGCGTTGGTGTATTCAGTAAAGTAATCTTCATACTCGTTTCTCAGTCGGTTGATAAAGTCGACATTCTCCTTCACAAATGTGTGCTGCTTGTTTTGAAAGTGTTCCTCGGCCCCCACAAGCATAGGAAGGCGGGATTTGGTCAGGCGTGTTACGCCATCAGCAAGGTTTTTAGTGTCCCTGCCGTATATTTGACCAGTGTGCGGCGCACAAGGTCCTGCCCGAGTGAGGTAGCTGTTATCCTTTTTAACAGCCAATCTCTCCCAAACACTCGCTTGCGGAAATTCGATTCTACCTTCGGGGGTGAAAAATTTCTTACCACGCATTACCAGAAACCCGCCGTTATAACGATATTCGGTATCACGGATATCGTCGCATCGGCTGACCCCCAGACAGTAGGGCTCCCTTGTGGTGACTCGGTCTTTGAAGGAACCCTCGACCGAAAAGACTGTTCAAGTCTTCCGGGCTTCGACGCAGTGGCTTGCTCGCTCACTTCTTGTCGGTGTCTCGATTTAGTAAAGAAGCGGCGTCCGAACACGCTGGTCTTATACGGGGCATCGATCAGCCCACTCCCCCCGTCAGTTCTAAGCGGTACCACCGACCGCCGTTCCAATCCCATCACAATCATTTGGTTCATAATGTACTTCTCCGTGTCCAATCTCACCTTAGGGCGAAGATTCATGGGTCCCAACAAAGGAGAGCCAGCCATATACTGGTGCAGGTAGCCAACAGCAGTGTCCTGTAAAAGACAAGAGCTGTCATCCTTCATCAGTCGGCCTCGAATCAATTGAGGAGTTGACATAAAATGAGCAACGATTTGCGGGTACACTTCAAGCAATGAAGCGTGGGTGTAGGAATTCTTAAAAGCATGATAGGTTTCACTCGTGGTAGTCGCAGCATAGGTGGACTCCCAAGCCCACCTCACCGCTACACGGTCCTTCTTCTCTTCAGACTTCTCTTCACTCAGGAACGTCTCGGATTTCTCATTGACGGGGATCACGGACTCGTATGCGCCCAGGAAGGTGTATTTAGCAAAGAAGTTTTTGACGCGAGTCATCTTCTTGAAATTGTGGTTCTTCGTTTCTTGCTGCGTAAACACATAAACTCGTTTGGTGGTTAGCATAAACTTAGTATTGTCTGCTTTGCCGCCATAGAGCTCCTCTTCCCAGGTTTCGGGGATCCGTGCTAAGGAATGTTCAGTCTGCACAACCTCAGAAGCCATCGCTTCTTCTCCCTTTTCAGGGGTCGGGTGAAAATTTGTTGTGCTGGCTGAGGAGTCCTCAGGCTCCTCCTCTTCAGGGATTGAACTCAGGGGTGTGCTAGACGACCTGGTATTTTTCCCTCCTCCGCTCTCAATAACGGGTTTTGAACGAGAGGGGGAGTCGCTCGACCCCCCCGAATGCTTCTCGTTATCCGGGGCCTCATCAAGATTCGTTCGCCTCGGGGGAAGCGGGGGAGCATCACTTACTGCTCCTTCACCGCCATTATCCTCAGAGCCAGTGGTCCCATCCACAAGCGTGAGTTCATCAAGAGGGTACGTCCAGGATGTATCAAATCCTGCACTCTGCTCCTTATTGACCAAATCATCGCGAGTCCACATATCCTTGTTGTCCGAGCCAACCCCCCTCGTAACGACGAGGAAGTTGCTTCCGAACATGATAGTGCTGCGAGCTTGGGCGACGAGCATTGGCTGCGAGTCGACTTTCACCTTTACGGTCTTCACCTCCGTCAAGGAGGTGGATTCCTCTTTTAAGCAATCAGAGGTGGGTGCGGCACTCAGGGCCGCCACTGGGGGGTTCGCAGTTAGCTCTGGCAAAGGTTTCAGTAGCACATCAGCCACGTCCTCAATGTCAGAGAGCTCGTTTTCCCATTCCGCTCCTTTTGGTCCAAACACGGATTCTGACTGTTTCGCAATGGCGCGAATGGCTTTCTCGAGTTCAGGGGCTGTAGCACTAGGGTGCTTAGCCATGAACTCATCGAAGCTCTCAGACTCCATGTGGAGGCGGGTTCCTTTACGAACATGTCCATGACAGTCCATATCGGTGCAGGTCGTCCAATCGTCCTTGCAGTGGTACCAACGAGGTTTCTTATCCTCCAGTGGGGTGACTTTGTCACCACTAGGTTTAACAGCGTCTGCTTTAGACGAATCAGCAGGTGTACTAGGGCCTTTTCCCTCATTTTTGACGCGTGAAGCGTATCCAGTACGGTTATTGGAGCTGTGGTGTGTGTGACCGCCCTTGAGCTGACAGTCCACCCCAGCCTTGCACTCCGTACAGTGCATCGCCTTATGCGGCTTACCCTGCTTATCGACTTCACCGTGTCGAACAGCAGGGACCTTCCCTGCGGGAGAGGAATTTTGGTGAGAAGCAGACGAACCACCGTCTCTCCCCTTGGTTTCATTACAATTTTCTTTAAAAGACGCCATAGTGAAACAAGTTTTGTGCCCCCTTCTACCTTAAGGAGACAAAATGTGCAAGCAGAATATGCAAGTTCGCTTTCGTCTAGCTACACGCCTCGATCAGTTCTTCCCTTTCCCCCTTTCCCTCTGTATTTATCCCATTGCCCAGTTAAGAATCCCGTTGACACATGCCCCTCCCCCCATCAAACAAATCATCACCACAAATAAATGCACATTACTGCATTCTGACTACAAGGTCATAAGGGTTGGTAATTATTTTCACAGGCGAACGCCCCCTCTTTGCTTCATCATCTGATGTGAGTTAAAAGAGACATGCTTCACTGACTGATTCCCGAGCGTCGGGTACAGAGCTTCCAAGGGAAACTCTATCACATCACTTAGTGTGTAAGTTCGTGGACGTCTGAAAAGACGGACACTCATCCAAATAAATGGGTGGTCTGCACCGGCGAATCTTTATTCACTAGTTAAGGTACACTCATGACCAATGAGTGAGGTGCTAATATATTAATAATATGGGCGATGTAGTGATATGGATGACGGCAAAAGCGCAAGGAAGCGTCTGGTTCAAACATGACCATGGCAACCTATATAGCTTTACTTGCTGTAATCCACTCATATTATATAGTGTGGTATAGGTAGTGTACACACGGACTTTTACCGTTATTGTTCATAGTTTCTCCACTGTTTTAACACAGCACGTAATTACGTTGTTCGTCACAGGTGATCCACGGGTTGCCATCCCGCTCGTCAATCTGTGGCGACGATACAATATATATGATAAATATATATATATACAGCTCATGGTCAGAATCGTCTGACCACTGTTGTGGTGGGTGTAGGTGGTGGAATATCTACAAACAATTCAGCTGCATCACTTTTGTTCTGTTTCTCCTGTCGCTTGTGTGCTTCAGCGATGGAGATTTTCTCACTCTCAGGCGCAGAAATTGGAACCATGGGTTTGTACAACATAACATCGTATGTAACCCATAGCTCTCCAGCCACGTATGTACTGGCCGCACCTGTGCTACACACGGTAGTGTAACCCAGGGTATTAAGGCGCAAGTCAGGGACTGAACTCTCGTTAACCCCGGTATATAGAGGTAGATTGGGAGTTTGGTTGGGATCGCACTCGACAGGGTGGAGCATGTTCTCGCTAGGTTTGCTAGACGTGGCGAAAAGAGCATTGTTTGCCTGAACTTTGTTAGAAACAGGTGTGTCGAGCACGTCATATTGCGTGAGGATTGTGATCGACCCCATTCCAGGTGAGCCAGCTACACCTAACGCGTTGGCCGTCAGACTGCGGAATCCGAAAGTCAGTCCAAGGAATTTGAACTGTTCGAAATTGACCGCTATCTTTGACAGCCACGGAAAAGTGGTGGCATCAATCGGATTGAGGAGGTAGAAAGAACTAGTGAATGGAGCGGTCATGTAAACATCACCAATGAATTCCCGCTTACGGACTCTACAGCTTCCGTCTTCGGTGTGCATCATTGGGATTTGAGCGGCCATGGGGGTCACGAAGCCCACCGTGGTGTTGTTGGCTACCTCATAATTAACGGGAGCGGCTTGATAGTCGCCCCAGCCAAAGAGATTGCCAAGAATTTCACCAGCGGATGAGCCGAC